TCTGCAACACACGACCTAGACGTTGGGCCGCAAATGTGGAGAAACGGCTACCTTGTTGGTGTCGACACTATGTTTTTGGGCGCAGAGGCTGGCGGTACAATTACGTCAGGTGACTCTGTTGTCTCTATTGTCCTAGAATGCACACTAGAATCCGCAACTCAAGCCAGCGCAACCGCACTTGCACTAAGCCAGCAGTAGGGTGGTACAGTGCCAGAAGTCAGGATGACGCTAGAAGAGTACGAGGAACTCGTACGCGGGCACATGAATGCACATGGCATGAACACAAAAAAACAGAACAGAGAGTTGCGCCGTAAGACTATGAAGAGAAAAAAAGCGGGCAAGGCTGCAAAGGGCATGAGCAAGGCTATGAAGGAGGCCAACGCGAAGTTGCGTACTAAGTCAGGCAAGTTACGCAAGGGCAAGACGCAAGCAGACGTAGCCCGCCTAGCACACAAGATAAGGAGGCAGAAGTTCGCATGAAGAAGATAGGAGAATATACAGCAATAGGTAGTATGGGTATATCGACCACAACAATAGGAGGCGACAGGGAAAGGATAGAATTGTTTGATGGCAGATTTGACACAGCGTACAAAGTGATTGAGTTTAACATCTGGGCATTGGACACTGAATGTCATGCGACACTATCCACAGTTGACGAAGGTGGGGTCAGCGGATCCGCAGGGGATTACATGATGGATGCTGGTGACAACACGCAAATAGCCTGGGCATCAGCACCATCTTCAGGTGCAGGACCACTACAAGACGGCATTGTCAACCCTGACAACTTAATCATACAAGATTTGTTCATTAGAGGCTATGCAACATCCACAAGTCAGCCATGGAACTACTACATACGTTTGGAAAAGTACGAAATTACCGATTGGCAAGGAGCATTAGCCATGGTCAAGAACAAGTCGCAAGGTGAAGACCCTGACCCAGAGTGATGACCTCGGCCCAAGGGAAGCCGAACTCTACCAACAAGTCTTGGCTTTGGCAAAGTATGCTATATTGGCTATGCTCGTTATTTATGGTGCTGTATCTGCTGATACCTTAATTTAGGCCAAGCAATCTACGCCACCATACACCCCTATCTCTATTTTCTACAGAAATTTGTCTACTGTGCTTTTCAATTGCTAGTTCTCTGACCTTGGCAATTAGTTTCTCTTGTGACTCTATGAGCTCAGCCATGTTTCTCTCATAGTTCTCCCATTCCTGCTCGGGCTGTTGTGCGTCAAACGGCTTGTACCTCTTGTCAAGATACCAAAGAATAGCATTGTCTACAACAGCACTACGGGATTTAACGTCACCAAGCACAGGGTCATGCACATGCTTGTCAATCAATTGTGCTGCTCTTAGGCTAATTGAGTATGACTTGATGACTCTCATTCACTTTTACCTCCGTATATGTGACGCAAGTCCCAATCGTCTAGAGGAGGATTGCAATCTTGGCACAACCAACCTGTTAGTGTGCCTGTTAAACGATTGTGAATGGTTAATGTTGCACATGACGGGCAATAGATGTATTTCTCAGTCATGCGTAACCACAACTCCTGCAAACTACAACCCAACTTGGGTTGCTTGCTACTATGTGCCAATCATTCTTACATCCATTAGGGCATTTTACGTCTGACTTGTGTGCCATAAACACCCGAAGAGGTCTGTAAATATAATATTAACGTGCAGTATCACTTATATTAACCCTAGAAAGGAACAGCAATGGCGGCGCGAAGCGTCGTCGCCGCTAGTTCCGCGTAGTAATTCATAGTCCCGAGGTAGCCCGTCGGCTGGGATATGTATCCCCTCCACAGGACCGAGGAATATGAAGATTGGCCCCAGCCAGGGGGGGACGAGCCCCCCTGTTGGGGCAAGCAATGATTATAGGCGACATTGCTTGCATGCGTAAGCATATGGCTAAGAGTGATTCATTCTATATCCGCGCCCAGACTGACGCAGCAGCAGGCGGCGCATACGCCCAAACTGAGATTGACCTAGGTTCGTTTGTAAACTTGGGTGTAAAGACTAGCACATTGCTACGAATACACAACATTGCGGTACAGTACGCAGACGGCACCATAGCCGGTGGCATTAGCCCCGAGTTGCCAATGCACACCACTGTTGCAGGCGGCGGTAAGGTTGCGTTTCAACTAACTACGCAATCGCAATCCTCAATGGTGTCTGCTGTTGACAAGTCCTTAGTGGCATCTGGAAACATACAGTTCTATGGTGACCCTGCGGGGGCCTCGGGTGACAACGCACACGGCATTTCTGCAACACACGACCTAGACGTTGGGCCGCAAATGTGGAGAAACGGCTACCTTGTTGGTGTCGACACTATGTTTTTGGGCGCAGAGGCTGGCGGTACA